CGCCTGAGGCTCTGCGACAAGCAGAGAAAACACACAAAGCTCGAATGAGCATATACAGGAGAAATAAGCTATGATACTATGCAAATATACAATATATGATTCAGCACTTGAAGCATATCACCAGGATTATAGCCTGGAAAACGACGCAATAGCGTTAAGACAATTTGCCGATATGGCAAATGAAGAAACACAAATTGCCAAAAATCCACAGGATTATTCGTTATGGCGAATTGGCACATTTGAAACAACAACCGGAGAATTAACACCGGAAGAACCCACATGTATTGCTAAAGCACATGAACATGTGATACAATTCAAAAAAAACAAAAAATAAGGAAATAAAATGCCCATGAAAAACCCTCATAAGTACAACACAAGAATCGGCTCAGCTCAACAACATCAGTTTAGTGAAGTACCACACGCTGATATTCAGCGTAGTACTTTTGATAGGAGTCATGGGCTTAAAACAACATTTAATGCTGGTGAACTAGTACCTATCTATGTCGACGAAGCATTACCAGGAGATACCTTCTCCTGTAACCTAACTGCATTTAGCAGATTAGCAACCCCAATACATCCAACTATGGATAACGCATTCATGGATACACATTTCTTCGCGGTCCCAGTACGACTCGTTTGGGAAGATTTCGAAGAATTCATGGGAGAAACAAAAACTTATAAAGCAGCTGGTTCCGATAGATTAGACGGAACACCCGACTTTACAGTCGCAGCGCCAGTACCACCTACAATTACAGCTGGTGGCAGTGGAGAAGCAGAGCAATCACTGTCCGATTATTTCGGGATACCAACAAAAGTAGCTGGTTTAGAATTTTCAGCTTTATGGCACAGAGCATATACACTTTGTTGGAACGATTGGTTCCGAGATGAAAATCTACAAGCACCAAAAACAGTATTAACAACAAGCGGTGCAGATGCAACCGCGTACCCTTTGTTAAATAGAGGCAAAAAACACGATTACTTTACATCAGCATTACCTTGGCCACAAAAAGGTGCCGACGTAACACTACCTATGGGCGGTAATGCACCTGTAGTCGGTTTATACTCTCAAGGAACAACAGCACCATTAACATCTTCTTGGTATAACCAAGATGGTGCAACAACCGATACTGGATATGTACAATATAATGATCGTGAAACCGAAAAATATCTTGGTTTTAAATCGCATCAAACTAACCATGTTTTAGATGTATATGCAGATTTATCAGAAGCAGCAGCTACAACAATAAACCAACTTCGATTAGCATTCGCAACACAAAAATTTCTTGAAATACAAGCTCGAGGCGGTTCAAGATATATCGAAGTAATAAAAAATCATTTTAATGTAACTAGCCCAGATGCTAGATTACAACGACCCGAATACTTGGGTGGCGGAAGCTCACCGGTAAATATAAGTCCGGTCGCACAAACAAGTTCAACAGATGCAACAACACCACAAGGTAACTTGTCGGCCATAGGAACAACTGTACTTAGTGGCCACTCTTTTACAAAGAGTTTCACTGAACACACAATAGTAATAGGTATGGTATCTGTAAGAACAGATCTAACATACCAACAAGGACTGAACAGAATGTTTAGCAGAGAGACAATATATGATTACTACTGGCCAACGCTTTCAACGATTGGCGAACAGGTAGTAAAAAACAAAGAAATATACGCACAAGGAAGTGCAGCCGACGAAACCACGTTCGGCTATCAAGAGCGTTATGCGGAATATAGATATAAGCCAAGTTCTGTAACTGGCAAATTCCGTTCAAACGCAACAGGTACCCTAGAATCATGGCATTATGCACAGGAATACGCAAGTCTGCCATTGCTTGGTGATTCATGGATACAAGTTACAGACACAAACGTACAACGTACATTAGCGGTAGCAAGCGAACCTCAATTTATATTTGATTCGCTATTTAAACTTAAGTGCACAAGACCAATGCCAGTCAACAGTATACCTGGCGGGACACATTTCTAATGTTACCAGCATTATTAGGCACACTTGGTAGCGCTTATTTAGGCTATCGAGGAGCAAGAAAACAAAACATAGCGTCAGCTCAACAAGCTGAACGCATGATGGCACATCAAACAGGTGCCACTTCAAGACAAATGGCATTTCAAGAAAGAATGTCAAACACCGCAGTCCAACGCCGTATGGCGGATTTAAAAGCTGCGGGAATTAACCCAATACTCGCCGGAAGCAAAGAAGCAAGTTCACCGGCTGGTGCTTCGTCACCAGGTGCAATGGCACCGCAAGTTAACCAGGCACAAGTCGCATTATCCACGCTAGGTACAGCAGCGGGGATAGCGAACACAATAGCACAAACTAGAAAAACCGAAAATCAAGCTGATATTTTCGGAACAGGAGCACAATTCGCAAGATGGCTAACAGATCTCATGGAAAAATTTGGCTTTGAACCAGGTTCAGAAGGCAATATAGGAAGTGCCATAGATTTAGCCCGCGAAAAAAAAAAGTAAATGAACAGACATTTACAATTAATAAATCAGGTACTTTCAAAGAGTACCCTATCCGCGCTAGAACAACACGCGGAAGAAGATACAGAAATGCAAAACGCATTTATGATCCGATAACAAAACGTTATCGATTAGTTGAATTAAAAGGACAACAATACTATGACTAAAAGAAAAGCCACCGGCGTGCCAAAGAATACATTTCGATCAGCCTACAATTTAGGCAACGAAGATTATAGTGAAACGTTCAGTGATGGTATCACTGAACAACATCACAGCGATACCTGTGATATTAATAAAATACTAGCACAATTCATGGAAACAGGAATCATGCCACAATCAAAACAAGCAAACCCACAATACGGTGACGTATCAGAAGTGGATTTCCAACAAATGCAAAACCAATTAGCAACAGCAAAAACATTGTTTGAAGAATTACCGGAACAAGTGAAGGATACCTTCAACAATGAAATGCACAGCTTTCTAGCTTTTGCAGAAAATCCCGATAATCTACCACAAATGGAAGAATGGGGTTTAGCTGTTAAAAACGAGCGTTTAGCTCAAGCTTTACAAACTCAAGCGGACGAGGAAACAACGTCCCTCGCCGCAGGCAAGTCGGATGAATCCGACGCGGCAGAAACAGTTGATACTTGATACAACTGTAACGACTGACACCTTTTAGGGGTTAGTCGTAAAAATAACCTCACGAACTAAGGAGAGTGAAACAATGAGAAGACCAAGAAAAATGAACTATAAAAAATCAAAAAGAATGTTCTCTCGCACAGCAGCGAGAACACACAGGAAAAATTCTTTAAGAGGAGCTCGCCCAATGAGAGGCGGAATCCGACTATAAAAAAAAGGAGCAACTATGCCATGCTTTCACCCAATAACCGCTTATAATAAAATAGGCGGTGGACTCACGTGGAAACTCCACGAATCAAACGGAACTAAAACAACCGTAAGTTGCAAACAATGTACTGGATGCAGACAAGAATACTCACGCCAATGGGCGTTAAGAAACATGCACGAAGCCAGTTTATGGCTTAACAATATATTCATTACGTTAACATACGATAATGAACATTTACCCGAACACGGAACACTAGTAAAAAAAGACTTTCAAGACTTTATGAAAAGGCTTAGAAAGAAAAAAGGTGCAAATCAGCATCAACCAATAAGATACTATCAATGCGGAGAATACGGCGATAAATTCGGCCGTCCGCATTATCATGCAATATTATTCAATACAAATTTTCGCGATCGCGAAATAATACAAGGACAAAAAGGTCTAACTCAATCAGAAACGTTAAGCAAACTATGGGGAAAAGGACATTCCTCAATAGGGGACCTAACATTCCAATCGGCGGCATATGTCGCCGGTTACGTTCAAAAAAAAATTAACGGACAAAAAAAAGACGCTATAGATCCTGTTACAGGATTAAAACATTACGAGATCATAACTCCAAATGGCGAAATAATAGAAAAACAACAAGAATACTCAACAATGAGCCGGCGCCCCGGCATAGCGGGGAGCTGGTTCGCCAAACATAAAGATGACGTTTACCCGTCAGACAATATACATATCAATGGAAAAGAAATGAGACCACCAAAATATTATGACAGACTTTATGAAATCGAATATCCAATGGATATGGAAGTCATAAAAGAAAAGCGACGTAAGGAAATGAAAGAAACACAACACTTACGCTCGCCTGAGGCTCTGCGACAAGCAGAGAAAACACACAAAGCTCGAATGAGCATATACAGGAGAAATAAGCTATGATACTATGCAAATATACAATATATGATTCAGCACTTGAAGCATATCACCAGGACTATAGCCTGGAAAACGACGC